AAGACAACCCCGATGTAGGCGCATTTAGAGATCCCGAAAACATTGCCACCGAAGTCAAGAAGGAAATTTCTGAAAAATACGGTGATGAAATGGGTGAACGTGCCAGAGAAATGGCTGAGCAGTTTATGGAAAAACTCACACGTCGTTGGGCCAAAAAACATGGCAAGGTCAATGATACGGATGGCTTGGCTCGTATTAAAGAACTAATTGGAATGCCAGTAGAACCGGAAATGGAGGAAGGTGCTATGAGTGAAAATGATATTGATTTTCAAAATGATCTACCTGAAATGATTGCTGCTCTTCGTAGCAAAAAGGTCAATGCAGGAGATATGCGCCGTCATTTTGGCAGTAGCTGGAAGCACTTAGTCGGTATGACACCTGCGTTTGCTGGCAAGAATCCCACCAGAACCGAAATATTAAAAACAGCTATGGAACTGCAAAGTGAGCAGGAACCGGAGGAGCCCTATGCCGATGATTATGCCCCTGGACACAGTGATGGTGCCCATGACGACATGGACCACGAATTTAATCAGTCTCGTGAGCGTGGGGAAATGGAAAGCATATTGAAATTGGCCGGATTGAAATAATCTGGCAATATTTGAGGTTGCGGGATAAATAAAGTTAGTATACAATTACTGTATGCTAACTTTTTTCTTTTAGTCAGTGGGCTATAAGAAATGGCATAAAATAGGCACATAAACATTAAGGAGAAATATTATGGCTACTCTTGCAGAAATTCGCGCAAAACTTCAACAATCCAGTCAACAAACAATCGGTACTGGAGACAACGCAATTTATCCACACTGGAACATCCAAGACGGACAAACTGCTACCGTGAGATTCCTTCCGGATGCAGACTCAAATAACACTTTTTTCTGGGTTGAACGCAACCTAATCAAATTGCCTTTTGCTGGTGTTAAAGGCGAGACCAACAGCAAACCCGTCCAAGTCCAGGTCCCCTGTATGGAGATGTGGGGCGAGACTTGCCCTATCCTTACCGAAGTTCGTCCATGGTTTAAAGACAAGAGCCTGGAGGAAATGGGTCGTCGTTATTGGAAAAAGAAATCATATTTGTTCCAGGGCTTTGTTACTGATAGCAAGTACCAGGAAGACAAGACACCAGAAAATCCCATCCGTCGATTCATCATCGGCAGCCAAATCTTTAACATTGTCAAGAACGCACTGATGGATAGTGAGATCGAAGAACTACCCACCGACTATGTTCGTGGACTGGATTTTAAGATCGTTAAAACCAGCAAAGGTGGTTATGCTGACTACAGCACCAGCAACTGGGCACGTCGTGAACGTGCTTTAAATGAAGCAGAACAGGCTGCTATTAAACAGTATGGTCTGTTTAATCTGTCAGACTTCCTGCCCAAAAAGCCAGGCGCAGTTGAACTCAAAGTCATGAAAGAAATGTTCGAAGCGAGTGTTGACGGCGAAGCATTTGACATGGACCGTTGGGGTTCTTACTTCAAACCCGCAGGTATGGGCGGTGGTGGTGCTGCCACCGGTGCCAAAGGATCTGCAGCAGAGGTAGATGACGTCCCTTTTGAAGCCGCGGCAGCAACACCTGCTCGAGTTGTTGCCGCTCCAAAGCCAGTAGTCGAGGAGCAAGAACCTGTTGCTGAATCAGACTCGGGTAGTGAAGCCAGCAGCCGTGCTGCGGACATTATTGCAATGATTCGCAAACGTCAGTCTAACTAATAGGAGATTGAATCATGACTAAAAAAACAATCTCTAAGATTGGCGATAAATTGGCAAAAATTGGCGAGTCGTTTACTGTGAACATGTACGACAATGGCTACATGTTTGAAGTGGGCGGTCGAGACAGCACCGGTGATTATAAGAGTGTAAAAATTCTTGCTCCAACTACGGAACAACTGGTACTGCTGATCAAAGAAGCCATCGAAATGGACAGAGACGAATGACCAAGGCCTTTGATATCTCAAAATTTCGTAAAAGCCTTACCAAGTCCATTGACGGGCTTGGTATTGGTTTTAACGATCCTACTGATTGGGTCAGTACAGGCAATTACGCCCTTAACTATCTAATCAGTGGGGACTTTTTCAAGGGCATTCCGCTGGGCAAAGTCACTGTGTTTGCTGGCGAAAGTGGTGCTGGTAAGAGTTATATCTGTTCCGGCAACATTATTCGTCATGCACAAGAACAAGGCATTTATGTTGTTCTTGTTGATACAGAAAATGCTCTGGACGAAAAATGGCTATTAGATTTGGGTGTTGATACACACGAAGATAAACTGCTTAAACTCAACATGGCCATGATTGATGATGTGGCAAAAACCATTCATGAGTTTATGAAAGAATACAAGGTCATGCCCGACACTGAGCGTCCTAAAGTTCTTTTTGTCATTGACAGTTTGGGCATGTTGTTGACTCCTACTGATATTAATCAGTTTGAAGCAGGTGATTTGAAAGGTGATATGGGTCGTAAACCCAAGGCCCTGACCGCACTGGTTCGCAACTGTGTTAATATGTTTGGCAATTATAATGTAGGTATGGTTTGTACCAATCATACCTATGCCAGCCAAGACATGTTTGACCCCGATGACAAGATCTCAGGTGGTCAAGGTTTTGTCTACGCTTCCAGTATTGTTGTTGCTATGAAAAAACTCAAACTCAAAGAGGACGAGGATGGCAACAAGGTTACGGATGTGTTAGGCATTCGTTCGGCCTGTAAGATCATGAAAACTCGTTATGCTAAACCATTTGAAAGTGTCCAGGTTAAAATCCCCTATTCAACAGGCATGAGTCCTACCAGTGGACTTGTTGATCTTTTTGAAAAGATGGGGATCTTAACAAAGAGCGGAAACAAGTTACAATATGTCAGTAAGAAGACCGGGGAAATCAGCAGTGAATTCCGTAAAAACTGGACAGAAGATAAATTAATGACTATCATGTTGGAATGGGACAATTCAATTGTAACCGCTCCTGTAACTGTTGAAGAAACTGAGGAATAAAAAATGGAAGAAGATCTCATTATTGAAATTTGGGACACATTTAAAGAATATGTTCCAGAAAAAACTCGTGATAATGCCGCAGCACACTTCATCGATTTTCTCATCGGCCGCGATGTGGAAATGAGTGTAATTGAAAGCCTGTCTGGCGTTGATCCTCATCTTGACAATGCTATTGAAACTGTCATGGACGAAGAAAATGGCTATGTCAATGACGAGGATGACGACGCAGATTGGGATAGGTACGACGACGACGAGGATCATTGATGACTTGGTATAGCCAAGTCAGTAAAGATATTGCACACCTCCCGGACTGTTTAACTTATTTCTATAACGAATTAGATCGGGCCCGCCAAGAAGTCAAAATCCACGGTATAGTGGAGCGGGCTTCGGCGGCCTTGCCCGGTATTGTTGAACAGAGATTTAATCAACTTCAAGAAATTGAGGCTGTGCTGGAATATCTCAATATTGAACTACGCCGCATACGATCTAAAGCATTTAGAAAGTATCTGGAAAACTATCAACGAGCCCTCAGTAGTCGAGATTGTGAAAAATACGTAGAAGGCGAGGCAGATGTAGTTGATATGGAGAAAATCATCAACGAATTTGCCATGCTGAGAAACCAATGGCTGGGCATTATCAAGGCACTGGACATCAAAGGCTACCAAATTAATAATATTATCAAACTGCGAGCCGCTGGTCTTGAAGACATTGCTCTTTGATCAAATCTCCTGTATAATAAATTCATGAACATCGAAGATCTTGTTGCTTTTTCCATCAGACACCCGGTTCCCTTGAACTCTTGGGACAGCCGTATGATGAATAGTATCTACGAACAGATTGCGTTTAAAAACAGCCTGACTGAAAAACAAGGTGCTGCTGTGGTAAAAATCTTAAAAAGATATCACTCGGCAATTTCCACTCACGCAGGACAGGATATTTTGCAATATTTGGAAAATCCCTCATATCGTCTGGGCATTAGAAAAATCAACACTGTCAAACGCATCACCATTGTTGACCATGAGTCGTATGAACGTGCTATCCAAGTGGAATTTCCATTTGATCAAAACATTATCGAAGCCATCAAAGATAAAAAAAATATCAATCATGCAGGCCAATGGGATTCTGAGAAAAAATCATGGATTTTTCCTCTAAGCGAATATAGCATTGCTCATTTGAAAAATATTGCTCAAGAAAATTCATTTGAAATGGATGCAGAATTTACTTCTTATGTTGAACAATACAATTCTATTGTCAAAAACATAGAGCAATACATACCTATACTACTGGCAGAAAATGGAGAGGTAAAAATTCGCAATTTTGATGAAAAATTGGTGAATTTTTCGTCGGAAAATATCTTAAAATCTGTCTTTGAGGCAAGAAAATTAGGAGTTTTGACCTGGGGTGAAAACATTGAGGAATACCTCGAAACAGATGAAATTGATCAAAACACCAGAGATTTCTTACGAAGTGATCCCAGTAAAGATTTCCATATCAACAGTGAAAAATACGACATTTTTTCACTGAGTGATATAGTAAAATACATGACTCCGACTTTGTTTATTATTCCCGGAGGCAGTGAATTAGAAAAATTACAAACCTGTTGTGATTTCTTAACCAATATAGGAATTGTCTCAAATGAAATCAGTGTGATGTTTAGAATGCCCAAAGAAACTCACGAAAATTTCAATAATTTTGTGAAAAATTCCGGTTTTAACAATCCCATCACAGCAGCCACTTGTGCTGTGTTTATCAGCGGAAAGTTTCCTAAACCTGTGCTTAAATCTGGAATCAAATTTCACACAGTGATCAATTTAGGATTTGATAATGTACATTACAGCATGAGAGATTTTGTGAAAAATCACGAAAATTTGGTTTATTACACTGAAAAAATCAACCCCACACAAACGGAATTTACATGGCTTCTTGCAAGGTAATAATCAAAGACGAAGTCAACGTTAAGCTCGAGAATCTCGATCTTGACACCCGTAAAGCACTGGTCAAAAAATTCAAATATGAAGACCCTAGTGCTCGTTTTCGTCCCAGTTATCGGCTAGGTCGGTGGGATGGCAGTATTAGTTTCTTCGGTCTGGGCGGAACCACCTATATGAGCATGTTGCCACAGGTGTTGGAGTATTTAGAAAGCAAGAATTTCTATATTGAGCTGGAAGATCACCGCGATCCTATCAACTTGGATTTTGAAGCTATTACCACAGATTTTTGGGGTGATTTGACTTGGCCAACGGGACACCGTTTTGCTGGCCAACCTATTAGATTACGTGAGGATCAAGTTGATGTTATCAACATGTTTCTCAAACATCCACAATGTATTCAGGAAATTGCCACCGGTTTTGGCAAAACCATTACCACAGCAACATTGAGTAAAATCTGTGAAAAATTTGGTCGTACAATTACCATTGTGCCTAACAAAAGTCTAGTGGAACAAACCGAAGAAGATTTTATCAACTGCCAATTAGATGTTGGTGTCTATTATGGAGACAGAAAAGATCTAGATAAGACACACACAATCTGCACTTGGCAAAGTCTTAATATTTTAGATAAGAAAAGTAAAAACTCAGAACACGATATTATAACATTAGCAGAATTTTTAGACGGAGTGAGTGCAGTAATTGTCGACGAAGTACATATGGCAAAGGCGGATGTGTTGAAGAATCTGCTTACACACAAC